GAAGATGCTGACCAGTTGGAACTGGTGAACTTCGAGGAGTATGTACTGTGCCTGCAATGACGAAGGACGAGTTCTGGACACACCTGAAGGCTGAAGGACTGATGAAGGAGTTCAAGGCCAAGCGGATCTCTTGCGAGGCTGAAGGTCTTTCCAAGAAAGAGGCATGGACTGTTGCTGCCAACGAGTTTGGGTTCGGTGGCGTGGCGGGTGACAATCATGCGAAGCCTTCCGAGGCTGACCCGAGGAAGGCACCGCCCCCGCCTCCCAAGCCGAAGAAACCGTTGAAGAGGGAGTTTGAGGGTAAGTCCGCCAGCCTGAGAGCGGAGTTCCAGTGGGTCTATGAGAACGTGGCTATCGAGGATGTGAAGCCGAAGGATGCTCCGAGTTCCGGTGCGTGGGGATTGCTGGAGTTTGCAAGGAATGACCCCCGGACGTTCTACGCCAAGTGGCTGGAAATGGCGTCGAAGTCCGAGGACAAGGATCTAGTCATGGAGGGGTTCCGAGAAGATGCCCGTCGCTCCACTGCTGAAATCGCGGAAATGCTCGAATCCATACAGTCTGCCGTTCTACAGGACGGTTCCGAAGGACTTGAACGGGAACTTGAGGTTCCGGCAGGAAGTCCTGACGAGATCGGCTTCTGATCGGGAAGTTCAGAAGGCCATGTGGACTGCGTGTAGACGGGACATCCTGTACTGGATCAATACGTTTGTCTGGACGTATGACCCACGCAAGATCTCCGATGGGATGACGCCCAAGATCCCCTTCGTGACATGGGAGTATCAGGATGAGGCGTTCCTGGCTCTCGATGAGGCGGTTGGGAAGTCGGATGTCCTGATCGAGAAGTCACGGGACATGGGTGCAAGCTGGATCTGCCTGACGCTTTTTACATGGCGTTGGATCTTCAGGCCGATGGAAAGTTACCTGATGGTCTCTCGCAAGGAGGCACTGGTGGACGGGTCCAGTGACTCGCTGTTCGCTCATGTGGACTTTATTTTGAAGGGATTGCCCGAGTGGATGCGGCCCACGTTTCGGAGGAACAAGTTGAAGTTGATCAATCTGGAGAACGGGTCAAAGATCGAGGGCGAGAGTACCACGGATAATATCGGGCGTGGTGGCAGGCGGACGGGAATGCTGATCGACGAGTTCGCCGCTTTCGAGCAGGGTGGCTGGGACGTTCTGAGTGCCACGGCGGATACGACCAATACCCGGTTTTTCAACAGTACACCCGCAGGTACGGGCAATGCGTTCTATGCTCAAAGACAGGCGGGAACCCCGAGACTCAGGTTCCACTGGTCAGACCACCCGGAGAAGTCGGCTGGTCTCTACGAGAACGAGGAGGGGAAGCAGCGGAGTCCGTGGTACGACCGGGAGTGTACCCGCCGGGCACACGCGGTGGAGATCGCCACCCAGTTGGATATTGATTACCAGGGGAGTGATTACCCGTACTTCGATCCCGATACGTTGCGCCAGTTGATGCGTGAGTTCTGTTCACCGCCATTGTATCAGGGCACATTGCACATCGAGCCGGGTAACGAGGGACGCTTTGAGGATGATGGGGAAGGGTTCCTGAAGATCTGGTGTGCGTTGGACGAGGAGGGTTCGCCACCGATGGACAGGGACTACGTCATCGGCTGCGATATCTCTCAGGGGACCAGGGCGAGTGATTCGGTGTTGACGGTCGGTGACAGGCTCAGTGGTGAGAAGGTTGCCGAGTGGGCGGACAATGAAACGAGTACGGTGAAGCTGGCTGAGATCGCTGTTGCCTTGTGTCGGATGTTCTCGGGGCCGGGTAACCGTGGTGCGTATTTGATCTGGGAGGCAACGGGTCCGGGCCGGACTTTCGGCAAGACGGTGGTCGAGGAATTGCGTTACGGGAACATTTATTACCAGACTCAGGAGCAGCGTCTGTCGAGGAAAGTGTCGGACAGACCGGGTTGGTACTCGACAAGTGACGGGAAAAAGGACTTGTTGGCGACGTATCGTGAAGCGTTGTTCAGCAAGGCTTTTATCAATCCCAGCAGAAAGGCACTTGAAGAGGCAGGCGAATACGTTTATCTTTCAAGCGGCAGAATAGAACACGGAGGTTCGACAAGATCTCCAGATCCGACCAACAGGGGCACTGGTCACGGTGACCGGGTGATTGCTGACGCTCTCTGTGCGAAGATCATTCGTGAACGTCGGGAGCCTTCGTCCGAGCCTGTTATTCAGGTTCCGGTCATGTCTTTCGAGTGGCGTCGGAATCAAAGGGAACTTGAGGCCGAGGACGAGTGGCTCTAAACCCGAACAAGCTGATGGATGTGAGCCGTCTCAGGGAGGCGATTCACGCCAGTCGTCGGAAGTTGGAACCGTTCAGGGTTCGTCACAAGCAGGCGTTGGAGCAATACGTCGGGGTGTACTACTCCGACGACGGTGCGACCAAGCCTGTCCATGTCAACCTGATGGAACTGGCGACGAACATTTACGAGCGTCAACTGGTCGCCCGTCCGCCGCAGGTTCTGATCTTCACGAAGAACGAGCAGTTCAAGCCGTACTCTCTGGAGTATGAGTCACTGCTGAACGAGAGTCTGGACGACGGGAAGATCCACAAGGTTTTCCAGCGTTCGATCAAGGCGGCGTTGTTCTCAATGGGCATCGTCAAGGTTGGTATCGAGGATGCTGGCTTGGTCGAGGAGGCTGGCGTCGAGTTCAGCACCACCAGACCGTATGTCAGCAACATCCTCTTGGATGACTGGGTCCACGACATGTCGGCCAGGTCTCCCGAGGAGATCAGTTATTGCGGACACCGCTACCTGATGGACTTGGATGAGGCGAAGAAGTTCAAGGGGTTCAGCCAGAGTGTTCGGAAGGAACTGGTTGCCCGGAGAACTGATGGGTACAACGAGAGTGGTGACGAGCGGGTGAACACACTGGCGTCGGGGGCAGGTGGTACTGACGCGGAGATCCACGACAAGGTGGAATTGTGGGAGATCTTTCTCACGAAGGAGCGGCTGGTTGTCACCATCGGTCCCAACGAGGGCATGAAACCGTTGCGGGTGGTGGAGTGGGAGGGGCCGGATAATCATCTGGGGCCGTACCACCTGCTGTGGTTCTCCGAGGTTCCGGGTAACTCGATGCCTCTGGCTCCAGCAATGCTCTGGAGCGGATTGCACAACATCGTCAACGGTCTGTACAGGAAGTTGGAGCGTCAGTCTCAGCGAGCGAAGGTGGTTGGACTGACCCGAGGCATGGATACAGGTGACGCGGAAAGGATTCGGAAGGCGGGTGACGGCGAGGTCGTGGCCGTTGATAACCCGGACTCGGTTGTTGAAAAGCAATTTGGTGGCATTGATCAGCGTAACTTCGCGTTCATGTTGCAGAGCAAGCAGTTGTTCAGTTGGTTGGCTGGAAACCTGGATGCGTTGGGTGGATTGGCAGCGTCGTCCGAGACGGTCGGACAGGACAAGATGCTGAACGCGAGTGCAAACCAGCGTGTTTCTGGTATGCAGGATCTCGTGATGGAGTTCACCAGAGACATCCTGAAGAGTTACGGTTACTGGTTGTGGGAAGACCCGGTCCAGACGTACGACGTGGAACTGACGTTCCCTGATTTGCCATCGGTGACGAGCCAGTTGACGCCGGAAGAGCGAGAGGCTCACTCGGTTTACGAGCATGAGGTTCGGATCGAGCCGTACTCGATGCAGTACCTGTCTCCTGGTCAACGGTTGCAGAGCATCAACCAGATCGTTCAGGGGATTATTATCCCTTCCTTGCCCCTGTTGCAGCAGCAGGGAATGGGACTGGACATGGAAGCGTTGCTTGAGGTATATGCCAAGTACGCGAACCTGCCTGAACTGAGGGACATCATCATCAACACGGGTTCCCCGGCACAGGGTGGCGGTGAAGAGTCGAGGCAGAGTCCGGTTACGTCACGTCAGACCGAGCGAATCAGTCGTGCTGGTGCTGCGACACCGGGTCGAAACGAACAGGAAATGATCCAGCAGATGATGTCTGGGTCCGAACAGCAGATGCAAGGAGCGTAACATGGCCCCTCCAACACTTCCAACAACCAACGTCTACCCCTATCAAGTCCCTAATCCATTCCCCGATCCTCTTCCCCGAAGGGGGCCGAGGCGGGGACGACCGTCTGCGGAAAGATTACGGAACGTCCGCGACTATCGTGAACGATTTCATGATGCAATGCAGCCGGTTCCGGGTCTGCCCCCCGTTCCCACTGGTCCGGGTGTGCCGACGACGGACCCGAGGTTTCTTGAAGCAATGCAGATTCTTATGCACGGTTTCCGGCAGGGTGGAGAATTGATTGATGCTGCCGGTAACTATCCCGGCATGAAGGGCTTATCCCCAGATGTTCGGGACGCAGCCAGACGAGCCGGTATTCCAACTTCGGACATAGGTGACGTTTACGGTGGAAACGCTAGTACTACGTTTGAGAACGCATTTGGTGACCTTGGCACTGAATTTATGAGGGGCGTATGGGACACTGATTTGGGTCAGGGAATTTATGAAGACGCAGCAGTAAACAGTGGATACATTCCGCGACCTCCTGATCTAACGGCTACGTTCGAGACGGAACAATTGCCCAACCCATACCCCGGCATGAACCCCCAGCCGCCCCCCTACTATCCCCCGACCAACACGCCGGGAGGATACAATCCAGACCGTCCGATTGGTCCGGGCAACATGAGTCCGGGCGCACCGGGAATGCCCGGCTACGAGCCTCCATCTTATCCGCCCCCCGGACTGGAAACGCCGCCCGGTCAACCCCCGCTTCCCGGCTGGCCCGCACTTCCGTATCCGTCAGGACACTTGCCGGGTGGCGGATACCCTCCTACACCGCCGATAAATGTTCCTACCGTTCGGCCCCCGACGCGACCTCCTCCTCCGAACTACTTTCCCCAACCCGTTTGGGACCGTGGTCCGGTTCCGCCATTCTATCCCGCTAGCCCCTACCCGCCTCCCGACCTCGGGGGGAGGGGTATTGATCCAGCTATCGGACCCGCATGGAATCGGCCTATCACCAACCTCCGCTAAGGCCGATGACGACAGGCTTCTAGCGGGTCAAATCCCTACTACCCCCCCAACCTCAAACCGCCTATTTCTTCAAGCGATCTGCGCCGGATAGATTAGGAACAAGAACAATGGCTCCTCCTCAAAGTAATTACCCGCACCTTCGTCCTCCCGGCCCAATCGGATCCTGGCCTTTACAAGGCGCGCTCGAGTTAGGGAAGATGTTATTCCCGCCAGCCGGTCCCTCCGGTCCCTCCGGACCTACGCCCCGGCCAACCCCCCCCGGACAGTACCCTTCGGTTCCTCTTCCCGGAAGACCACCGACTCGTACTCCATTCGAAGAAGCAATGGACGCATTGTTGAGGGGCGATAGGTTACAAAAACCAGGGAGTCCAATTTGGAAAGCAGCCGACTTGGGCACGTTGCAAACCGCCTATGGCGACCGTCCAATCGGAAACTACCCACTTTGGCCCGGCGTGGAGGGATCAGATTTAGATCCGTCCCAGTATCCTCCCGGTTACGACACTAGTATTCCCAGCACTACTATTGGTGACATGGGATATTCGGATATTGGCACTCCTGCTGGGGACTTAGCCGATCAGGTAATCAGGAACGAAGAATTGATGAGAACGTGGGACAATTTCAAAAATATGGCTGGAAATTGGCCCACCCTCTATCCGCCCTTCGGAATTCCCCCCTTTAGACCGGGTGACGTTCTAGGGATACCCCCATACACCGGCGGTCCTACTCCACCGCCCCCACCGCCCCCGCCGCCAACCTACCAACGCCCGATTCCTCCCGTTTTCGGGAGACCCGGACGATTGCCTCCTGGAACTCCTCGTCCACAACCGGGGGTTCCGTATCCCCAGATCCCGCCGGGCACAGCAACGGACCC